GTGGATATGGCATCTCGTCAGGTTCATAACGGCATCTCGTTGCGTATTGTTCGTCAGTACGACATCAACAATGACCGTATGCCTTGCCGTATTGACGTGCTGTATGGCTACTCCGTGATTCGTGCGCCTATGGCAGCTCGTATCTGGGGTTAATTTTTAACTCAGGGCATAACGCCCTGAGTTTTTCCTTCTTTCTTGTGGAGAATTACTATGGCTCTTCCTTCTGTAGGCGGCGGCTATCAGTTTAATGATGGCAATCTTGATGAAGTTAAAATGTCTGCTATATCGGTTCCGGCCACTGCGGTAGACAGCGCGACTTTGACGGTAACTCAGTTGATCAACGGCATTGTTCTTGGTTCGCCAACAACGACGGCAGCATATACGCTTCCGCTCGCAACGACCCTTGACAATACGTTGACCAACTCTAAAGCCGGTTCAACTTTCGATTTCCGTATCATTAACGTCACGGGCTCTGGCGTTATTACGGTAACAACCAACACAGGTTGGTCGATTGGTTCGTCTGGTTCGCAGGGTCTTATGACCGTTGCGGCGACTGCCGGTACAGTTCGTTCATTCCGCGCTCGTAAAACGAGTGATGGGGCTTGGGCGCTCTACGCGATCTCGTAATAAAAACGGGGCGGGGTAATTCCCGCCCCAATTTCAAAGGGCAAAAAATGAACGTCATCCTTGAGCATCCGGTACACGGCAGAAAAATTGCTATTTCCGAAATGGAAATTCAACACGATAAAGAACATGGCTGGGTTCGCGCTAAAGATAAACCAGTTGATAACGAGACCACAAATGAGTTAGAAGTACGTCGTCGTCGTAAGCCAGACGAGGCATAAGGAGCCACCATGACGACTACCGCAGGAGATCAAATTAACGGCGCTTTGCGGCTCATTGGTCAGCTTGCAGAAGCCGAAACACCTTCTGCGGCAACGTCTCAGGACGCTCTTGCCGCGCTCAATCAAATGATTGATTCGTGGAACACAGAACGACTGGCTGTCTTTTCTACGCAAGACCAAGTTTTTGATTGGCCGCCTAACGTCCTTAGCCGCACGCTTGGCCCTTCCGGTGATTTTGTTGGCAACCGTCCGATACTTCTGGATGACTCCACATACTTCATCGACACGGCGTCGGGCATCTCTTACGGCATCAAGATTATCAATCAACAACAATACGACGGTATTGCAGTTAAAACAGTCACTAGCACATACCCGCAAGTGATCTGGGTTAACATGACTTACCCCGACATTGAGATGTATGTGTACCCCAAGCCTACCAAGGTGCTTGAGTGGCATTTCGTTTCTGTTGAAGAGTTAACAAAGCCTGCGTTGCTGTCCACCACACTTGCCTTTCCGCCGGGCTATCTCAGAGCGTTCAAGTACAACCTTGCTTGCGAAATTGCGGCTGAGTTTGGTGTAGAGCCTTCACCGCAAGTGCAACGCATTGCAATGACATCTAAGCGCAATCTGAAGCGCATTAATAACCCTGATGATGTCATGTCTATTCCATACGCAATTGTCGGAACTCGTCAGCGGTTTAACATCTTTGCGGGCAACTATTAATGCAAACACCTATTTTAGGCCAAAGCTATGTCGCCCGCAGTGTTAACGCTGCTGACAGCCGCATGGTTAATTTGTTTCCAGAGGCTACACCTCAAGCAGGCAAGACAGCGGGGTTCTTGAACCGCGCTCCAGGTCTTCGTCTGCTTGAAACTCTTGGTACTGGGCCTATTCGAGGGTTATGGTCGCCTGACCCTAACGGGCTGTATGCCTACGTTATATCGGGCAATGCGTTCTACCGGATTGACACAAGTTACAACGCAGAAGTCTACGGCTATGTTAGCGGCACGGGTCAAGTGTCAATGGCTTATAACGGGACGCAATTGTTTATTGCTTCCAACCCTGATGGCTACATATTCAACATGACGACGTTGATTTTTGCGCCGATCACCGACGTTGATTTTCCCGGCGCTGTTACGGTCGGGTATCTGGATGGGTATTTTGTCTTTAACGAGCCTAACTCACAGCGCGTATGGACAACGGTTCTTCTTGATGGATCGTCTGTAGATCCGCTTGATTTTGCTAGTGCTGAAGGTTCGCCCGACGGCCTTGTCTCGCTTATCATTGACCACCGCGAGGCATGGCTGTTTGGTACGAACTCGGTCGAAGTCTGGTACGACGCAGCCAATGCAGGCTTTCCGTTAACCCGTATTCAGGGCGCCTACAACGAAATCGGGTGCGTAGCTGCGTACTCGGTTGCCAAACTGGACAACGGCGTGTTCTGGCTTGGCGGCGATGCACGCGGCGAGGGTATCGTCTACCGCACAAACGGCTATACCGGCCAACGTGTCTCAACGCACGCTATTGAATGGCAAATTCAACAGTACGGTGATATCTCGGATGCTATCGGCTACACATACCAACAGGACGGCCACGCCTTCTACGTTCTGATTTTTCCATCTGCCGGTGCAACGTGGGTGTATGATGTTGCGACCGACAACTGGCATGAACGGGCTGCATGGGTAAACGGAGAGTATACCCGTCATCGTTCCAACTGCCAGATGGCGTTCAACCATCAAGTTATTGTTGGCGATTACAATGATGGCCGTGTTTATGCGTTTGACTTGGAAACTTACTCTGATGAGGACCAACCACAGCGTTGGCTTCGTTCATGGCGGGCTTTGCCACAAGACCAGAACACGCTTGTCCGCACAGCCCAGCACAGCCTTCAGCTTGATGCTGAAACAGGCGTTGGGCTTAACAGTGGTCAGGGCGATGCCCCCGAAGCCATGCTCCGTTGGTCGGACGATGGCGGGCATACATGGTCAAATGAGCATTGGTCGTCAATGGGTGCTATCGGTGCTTACGGCACTCGTACCTTCTGGCGTCGGCTTGGTATGACCAATAAATTGCGCGACCGAGTGTATGAGGTGTCAGGAACAGATCCTGTGAAGATAGCTATCGTCGGCGCAAATCTATTATTGAGCGGCTCAAGTGCCTAATGCAAACCGCGTCCCAACCACACAAGTCCCGCTAACAGACCCGACTACAGGATTAGTCTCCCGCGCTTGGTTTCGGTTTTTTGAAAACCTGAACACAATTGTAAGCGATGTCTATACGCCAACATTGGTTAACACGACCAACATCGCGTCTAGCACGCCTGCAATTTGTCAGTATTTTCAAATCTACAACGTGCTTACGGTAAGCGGTCAAGTTACGATACAAGCTACGGCTACAGGCGCGTGTAATTTGAAAATGACACTGCCGGTTGCTAGTAAATTTACATTTTCCGGTCAAGCCGCAGGCACGTTTGCTACGACCACCGCAGGCGGTACAGCGCAGGGCGCTATCTTGGCTGATATTACGAATGATCAACTTGAATTTCGGTTTACGGCTACGAATACAGCGTCAAC